CAGATGTTGAGGAAATTGGAGGTGAAGGTGAGGGAGAATCCGAAGAAATTGATATTACCGACCTAATTGATAGCCAAAAAACGATGGCTGACAAACAAGAAGAATATTTTACTAATCTTTTTGATCAGATTAAATCTATGGAACAAAAACTTGGTGAGATGGATAGTCTTGTTACTAAGATTGATGGTTTGGATTCTAAACTTGAAAAATATAGACCTAAAACACCTCAAGAAAAACTAGAATTAAGGAGTTTGGATTCAGGTCCTTACAAACAAAGTTTATCCGACTTCTTTGTTGATAAAAAAGATGAAATGGAGGCATCGGGTAAAAACGAATATATTTTAACTCAAGATGATGTTGAGAATTTTAGTCCTAGTGACATTGAAAATTCCTTTAATCAACCAATGGAGGATGAAGACGATGAACTATTGAACAGATATAATTCATAACATATAAGGTCGAAAATTTCGACCTTTTTTTTTTATTTAAACGGCGACAAACATTTGACTAAACACTTTCTTACACTTATATTTTACAAATAAACTTTTAATTAAATTACAACATGGCGACAAACAATGTTTTAGATGCAGTTTTGGCTCAGTATGAGAGCTCAAAACAAGGTGGTTCTTCTGGCACCTCAAAATTCACACAAGAAGAAAGAATGAAAAAATATTTCGCAGCCCTTTTAAAGGACAACGAGAAACAAGGTCAAAAGACAATTCGTATTTTACCTACAACTGATGGATCATCACCCTTCAAAGAAGTTTGGTTCCACGAAATAAGTGTTGATGGTAAATGGCAAAAATTTTATGATCCAGGAAAAAATGACAACGAACGTTCACCTTTAAACGAGGTTTATGAGGAACTTATGTCAACAGGTCGTGAATCAGACAAACAATTGGCAACACAATATAAGGCTCGTAAGTTTTATATCGTTAAAGTAATTGATCGTGATAACGAATCCGACGGAGTTAAATTTTGGAGATTTAAACACAATTACAAACAAGAAGGAATTCTTGACAAAATTATTCCAATTTGGAAAGCAAAAGGAGACGTTACCGATCCAGATAATGGGAGAGACTTAATACTTGAATTAACTAAAGCAAAAACTCCAAAAGGGGCAACTTACACAGTAATTCAAACGGTTATGTATGACGATCCGGCACCAACACACGGAAATAAAGAAACTATGGATTCTTGGGTAAATGATTCATTAACTTGGGAGGATGTTTATTCTAAAAAACCGGTTGAGTATTTAGAGGCGATCGCAAGAGGAGAAACACCACGATGGAGTTCTGAAAAGGGAGGATTTGTTTATTCAAATGACTCTGAGGAAGAAACGTCAATGGGAGGATCAAAATCTATGGCATCTACAACAAAAACAGTTAACAAAACTGTAGACCCACAAGTTAGTTCTGATGTGGATGAAGATCTACCATTCTAATTTTAATTAAAAAAAGATAACGGGAGCAGTTTATTGTTCCCGTTTTTTTATGTATATTTTATAAAACAATTATTAATTATTATGGCATTGAAAAAGAAAGAATTTAGTTTAGATACAATAAAAAGTAAGTTTTCCACCAAAACAAAATATAAACCTGAAAGTTTTTATAATCTTGGTGAAGCCTTTTTAACGTCATCTGGATTGCCTGGACCTATAATGGGTGGTATAAATATGTTTTTAGGGCACTCAAACACTTCAAAAACAACGGCAATGATATTGGCGGCGGCGGACGCACAAAAGAAAGGTCATTTACCTGTTCTTATTATTACTGAGAAAAAATGGTCTTGGGAACATGCGATTGAATTAGGTTTACAGGCGGAGAAAAACGAACTTGGTGAGTATGATGGTATGTTTATTTTTAATGATTCATTTGACGTTATCGAACAAGCAACCGAGTTTATTAATGAAATACTTGATTCTCAAGAAAAGGGAGATATCCCTTATAACTTATTGTTTTTATGGGATAGTATTGGTAGTGTTCCTTGTCAGATGACTTTTGATGGAAAAGGTGGTGGTATGCACAATGCTAAGGTACTTGCTGATAAGATAGGGATGGGAATTCATTCAAGGATCTCAAAATCTAAAAAAGAAGAATATCCATATTATAATACTCTTGTAATTTTAAATCAACCTTGGGTATTACTTCCTGATAACCCATTTGGACAACCAGAAATAAAGGCTAAGGGTGGTGAAGCAATATGGTTAGCATCATCATTAGTATTTTTATTTGGTAATCAGAAAAAAGCGGGTATTAGTCACATTGATGCCACTAAGAACGGTAGAAAAGTGTCGTTTGCAATTAGAACAAAGATTTCTATATTAAAGAATCATGTTAATGGTCTTGGATATAAAGATGGAAAGATCATTGCGGTACCACAAGGTTATATTGCGGACACAAAAGAATCTTTGGATAACTACAAGAAAGAATATTCAGATTATTGGGAAACAAAATTAGGGTATTCAGATTATTCTTTGGCCGAATCTGATGATGACATTGACGAATAATATAAAAAATACAAATGATTAAAACTCTTGTTATTGATGGTAACAATCTACTTAAGATTGGAATTTGTGGGGTCAAAGATTTTTATAATAACGGAGAACATGTTGGTGGAATTTGGCATTTCTTAAACACAACCAGAAGATTTTTGGATGAAGTAAATTACAATAAAGTTGTGGTTTGTTGGGATAGTGAAAGTAACTCAACACAACGAAGATTATTTTACCCCAATTATAAACTTAACCGAAGACAAGCAAATACCGAAGAACAAGTAAATTCATTCTCATATCAAAAGACAAGAGTAAAACAATATCTTGAAGAGATGTTTATAAGACATATTGAAATTGATGATTGTGAGGCCGACGACATTATTGCACACTATTGTAAAATATCTAAAGACGAACACAAAACTATATTCTCAAGTGATAGAGACCTTACACAACTTATCTCTGAAGATGTGAGTATCTATTCGCCAAGTACTAAAAAACATTATAAGAATGGAGATATGATTAAAATGTTTGATGTTGAGATACCCCATTATAACGTTAAAACTTGGAAAATATTATCTGGTGATAAGTCAGACAACATTAATGGGATTTATTATTTGGGAGAAAAAACATTAGTTAAATTATTTCCTGAGTTACTTGACAAAGAGGTAAATATAACTGATATTTTAACAAAAGGGGAACTACTTTTAAAAGAAGATAAAGACAATCCCGCTTTAAAAAACCTATTAAGTGGTAGAACAAAAGATGGTATTTTTGGTGATGAGTATTACGAGATAAATAAAAAACTTGTGGACTTATCGGAACCACTAATAAGTGAAGAAGGGAAAGAATTAGTTGAATCTTATTATTCCGAGTCGATGGATCCCGACGGAAGAGGACATAAGAATTTAATTAGAATGATGATGGAAGATGGACTCTTCAAATACCTACCTAAGAGAGATGACGCATGGGTTGGTTTTTTGACACCTTTTCTAAAATTAACAAGGAAAGAAAAAACAAATTTTAAAAACAAAAGTAAAACAAAAAAATGAAAGAACAAGAAATAACAAAATTAGAGTTTTTGTTAATGTGTAATGATAATATCGTTGTCCAACGATTCTTTAATGTTAGGAATTTCAACCGAAATGCCCACAAATCTGAGGAGTTTTACGACTATATAAGGGTGTTTTGCGCAGAACTTCAACATAATCTAAAGATGAGAACCGTTAGTTATATGTTAGATAATCAATATGAAATTACGGAAAATCCTGAAGTATTAAACACGTCAATTACGGATGGTGATGAGGTTTTTAATTTACTAATTAAATTGGGAGACCTGACAATTTGTCATAGAGCGTTTAACGCTAAAGCATACCCTCCAAAGGTGAGATATACCGTTGACCTACGACCCAAGTTGAAAAACATACTCTCAACACTTACTGACATTTTTTCAGGTAAAGATTTTAATTTTTTATATCCAGAATTTATTAAAAACTAATAGTATTTATCTTTACAAACGAAAGGAAAAAAAACATGGCGACGGGCAAAAATTTTGAATATTTAGGTAACACATTTCAGTTACAACTACTAAATCAAATTATATTAGATAAGGATTTTTCACACTCAATAATCGATGTAATAGAGAACAACTATTTTGAAAACAAATACTTCAAAATAATAATACAGATGGTTAGAGAGTATTATGTTAAGTTTGATCACACACCATCTTTTGAGACACTTGAACAGGTTACAAAATCAGAACTACAACAAGAAATTGCGTCAAAAATTGTTCTTGACACTATTAAGAAGATTAAAGACGCACCTATCGATGGTGTAGGTTTTGTCCAAGAAAAGGCGTTAAAGTTTTGTAAACAACAGGAACTTCAAAAGGTGATGGGTAAGGCTCAAAAGATTATTGACGGAGGTGAGTTTGAAAATTATGACACTCTTGAAGAATTGGTTAGAGAGGCATTACAAGTGGGAGCAAAAGACACATCAATGATGAATGTATTTTCAAATCTTGAACAAGTTCTTGATGATGATTATAGACACCCAATTCCAATGGGAATACCAGGTATTGATAGACTATTGAAAGGTGGTTTAGCAAGAGGTGAAATTGGAGTTATTTTAGCACCAACAGGTGTGGGTAAGTCTACGATTTTAACTAAGATTGCCAACCACGCATTTAACTTAGGTAATAACGTTCTCCAAGTGTTTTTTGAGGATAATCCAAAAATAATACAGAGAAAACACTACACTTTGTGGACAAAAATCCACCCTGATGATTTGTCAGAGAGAAAAGAAGAGGTAATGACTAAAGTTAGAGAGATTGAAGATAGTATGCCAAACAAACTAATTATGAAAAAATTGCCATCGGACACAGTAACGATGTTACAATTAAAAAATCAAATTAGAAAGATGGTTGCTGATGGGATTAAGATTGATATGGTTGTGTTGGATTACATTGATTGTGTTGTTCCGGATAAGAATTTGGGTGACGAATGGAAAAGTGAAGGATCGGTTATGAGGGGATTTGAGGCGATGTGTCACGAACTTAATTTGGTAGGATGGACAGCAACTCAAGGTAATAGAGCGTCTATTTCATCAGAGGTCGTAACTACAGATCAAATGGGGGGATCCATCAAAAAAGCACAAGTTGGACACGTAATTATTTCAGTGGCCAAGACCCTACAACAAAAGGAGCTGAAGTTGGCGACAATAGCTATAACAAAATCAAGAATCGGTGACGATGGGGTTGTGTTTGAAAATTGTAAGTTTGATAACGCAATGATAGATATTGACACTGAAAGTTCAATGACGTTCTTAGGTATTGAAGAACAAAAGGAAGAAAGACAAAGACAGAGAGTTAAGGAAGTCTTTGAAAAAAGGAGACAGAGGGAAACCGAAAAGACCTCAACTAATAATTAAATTTTAAAAATTAAACAAAAAATGGACGTTTCACAAAGAATACTGAGTGACATTACAGTGTATATGAAATACGCTAAATTTGTTCCCGAACTTAATAGACGGGAAACATGGGAAGAATTAGTTACACGAAATAAGGATATGCATATTAAGAAATACCCACATATTAAAAACGATATTGAGGAAGTATACAAAATGGTGTATGATAAGAAAATTCTTCCATCAATGAGATCCTTACAATTTGGGGGTAAGTCGATTGAGATTTCACCAAATAGAATTTATAATTGTGCTTACACGCCAATTGACCACGTAGATTCTTTTTCTGAAACAATGTTCCTATTATTAGGTGGAACAGGTGTTGGATTCTCAGTTCAAAAACATCACGTTGAAAAACTACCTGAAATTAAAAGGCCAAACCCAACAAGAACAAGACGTTACCTAATTGGGGACTCTATTGAAGGATGGGCAGACTCAATTAAAGTGTTAATGGAATCTTATTTGGGATATAAATCATCAACTCCCATATTTGACTTTTCAGATATTAGACAAAAAGGTGCGATGCTTGTAACATCTGGTGGTAAGGCTCCAGGACCTCAACCACTAAAAGATTGTATTCACAACATTACAAAAGTTTTGGATTCTAAAAAAGATGGTGAAAGGTTAACACCAATAGAAACTCACGATATTATATGTCATATTGCTGATGCGGTATTAGCGGGCGGAATTCGTAGAGCGGCACTCATTAGCTTATTTAGTGCAGATGATGAAGAAATGATTTCTTGTAAATCAGGAAATTGGTGGGAACAAAATCCACAAAGAGGTAGAGCAAATAACTCAGTAGTACTTCTTCGTCACAAAATAACTAAAGAATTCTTTATGGGTCTTTGGAAACGTATTGAGTTGTCAGGAGCAGGAGAACCGGGAATTTATTTATCAAACGATAAAGATTATGGAACTAATCCGTGTTGTGAAATTGCGCTACGACCAAATCAATTTTGTAATTTATGTGAAGTAAATGCGTCAGATATTGAATCACAAGAAGATCTTAATGAGAGAGTTAAGGGGGCGGCATTTATCGGAACATTACAAGCGGGATATACCGACTTCCATTACTTAAGAGATGTATGGAAAAGAACAACCGAGAAAGATGCTCTTATTGGTATCGGAATGACAGGCATTGGGTCTGGAGTTGTTTTAGGGTATGATATGAAAGAGGCCGCTAAGGTAGTGAACGAAGAAAACGAGAGAGTTGCCGAATTAATTGGTATTAATAAATCCGCAAGATCAACCACCGTTAAACCATCAGGAACCTCATCTTTGGTGTTAGGAACATCTTCTGGTATTCACGCTTGGCATAATGATTACTACATCAGAAGAATCCGTGTTGGAAAAAACGAGTCTATATACCCTTACTTGTTAAATAACCACCCCGAATTGGTTGAAGATGAATTTTTTAGACCTCACGATACTGCCGTTATTGGTATACCACAAAAAGCACCAAAAGGGGCTATAATAAGACATGAATCCGTATTCCAAATGTTAGAACGTGTTAAGAAGGTAGCTCAAGAATGGGTTAGACCAGGACATAGAACGGGACAAAATACTCATAATGTATCGGCAACAGTTTCAATTAAAGAAGATGAATGGGATTTAGTTGGTGAATGGATGTGGGATAATCGAAAAGCATATAATGGATTGTCCGTATTACCTTATAATGGGGGAACTTATACTCAAGCACCTTTTGAGGATTGTACGGAAGAGGATTTTGAAAGATTGGTTAAAACATTAAAAAATGTTGACCTTACAAAAATAACAGAACTTCAAGATAATACCGATTTGCGTGGAGAGATTGCTTGTGGGGCTAATGGGTGTGAAATTGCTTAATAATGAAAGTAAATTCATCAAACGATTGGATACAACAGTTATATGTTCAGGAGATAACAAAAAAGAAGTCTCCTGAACCTGACTTTTATAAAGATGATAATGGTAGATTTGTTATGACAGAATCATACCATATAAAAAGAGGAAGTTGTTGCGGATCAAAATGCAAACATTGCCCTTACGAACCTATTTATCAAAAAGGAAGTAAAAATATACAAGAATCACTAAGAAATTAGTGATTTTTTTTTTTAATGGTATATTTATATGTAAATTAAAAAATTATGAGAAGAACAATAAGATTAACAGAAAGAGATTTATCAAGATTAGTTAGACGAGCAATCCATGAAATGGATGACCAATCTGAAATGGGAGGTAACTCCTCAACTAAAAGTGCAATGGACACTGTTAGTGAATTTTTAGAATCAAACGGTGGTGGTTTGGGATCTAGAAATAACGACGATATTGAAAAAGATCTTCAGGCTTTAGAATATGCTATTCGAATAGAAAGAAATCAATTAGGTGTTAGCAATCAATCTGCAGGATACAAAAATAGAAGTAATAATGAAGACGGTGGAATGGGAGATGAACAATTATCCGAAAGATATAATAAAAGAAGAAGAAATTAAAAAATTATGGGAAAAATTGTAAGATTAACAGAAAGAGATTTATCTAGACTTGTTAGACGGGTTATTAAAGAAGAAGAAGAACAAGATGAAATTGCTGGTAATGTTGAGTCAATTCTTAACAAACCTAAAGTTGAAATGAAAATTGAAGATATCTATTCTAATCTAAGTGA